CGAGGAAAATCAGGAAGTCTTTATGATGAAATTCGCAAAGAAGGTGTCAGATTATATTCAGAAGAAACCCAAAATAAAGGGTTAGTCGTTGATAATTATACTCCCGCAGATTTTATTATGGTTAATAAAACAAAAATGAAGTCCCCAAAAAGACTCATAGATTATAATAACTTATTTGCTAATAATTTATTAAATTCCGGCGGTGGGATTCAACAGGTTAGTACTTTATTTCCATTTATAGGAATTTCTCAGAAACAAAGTCATCGCGCGGCCTCAGGTCGAGGTGGACAATTCTTTTCTGTTGTTAAAAAAAAGTCCTATAATTTAAAAATGCAAGAACCTAAAGGGAATTTGGTAAGCAAATATACTGAATTAAATCAAAAACTTAAAGAATACGATACATTTATTGAACTTAGGATTCCAAAATCAAACAATTTTTTGAAAACAAAAAATGAAAAAGACAAAGAAATGAAGTATAAAATGTTGTTAATGATGGAACTTATCACCACAGATGGCAACCCAACTAAAAAAATTGTACAATCAAACTTTCTCAAATTGGTTAAGTTTTCAGCCGCAGCCTATGATAAACTGAATCCTTGTTACTATAAATTAATAAAAGGGGACATTCAGGTTTTTAATAATGAGCGATTTGAAATTGAATTGAATACAGGTAAAAAAATTATTGTTGAATATTCCCCTGAAGGAAGAAAAATTATTCTAACCATTCCTATTTTCATAACAATGGATACAGGCGAAGGCCCAGAAAAAGGAGAAATGTATTCTGTTCAACTCCCTTTTGAAATCACACAATCAGGAGTTTCTCCCATTATTAGAAATATAGAAAATTTTAACGAAGCACAAATGGAAGAATTTGTGGAACAAGAAAATAAACATAAAAAATCAGAAGAACATATGAGGGCATTTGGTGTTCCTGAAGATGAAATTAAAGAAATCTCCAATCTTTATGAGCGAGAAGTTCCTATTAAATGGTCTAAGGAATATATCGATATAATTTTTCAAGGTATTTTAAGACATCTTCGTTATATTGAAGAGGCTAGTGTTAGAAATGAATTAAAAAAAAGAATTTTAGAAGAGAGAATTAAGCCTTTTGATAGAAAAAGAACTTGGTGGGTTTATTATAAAGTATTGGGTATTTTTAGACAATTTTTTACATGGGATGATGCACGAAAAAAATATGTTCAAGAATCAATAGACCCAAACTTTAAAAAAACCCAAGAAATACTCGACAAACTGGACCAATTCAAATGAAACTAAAAATATTGAACGAAACCAAAATTAGCAGGGTGTGGCAATTCGTAGAGAACCCTAAGTATTCCTTCGGAATCATGTCCGCACATCGTAGCGACCTCTCAAGAGACGAGAACGAAGAAAACGAAACCGAACTCCTGAAGAAAATTCTAGACAACGGGTATGGATTCATCGAACTTGTCGGCGGAAGCACGGAAAAGTTGGACAGCGGCGAAGAGGTCGATATCACCGAACCCTCTTATCTTATCAACGGCATCACCCGCAAAAAACTTGTCAGTTGGGGAGTTAAGTACAATCAGGACTCCGTTCTCTACAAGAACAAGGACGGTTTTGAGCTTATCTCGACTTCCGAACGCAACAACAAAAAGGTCGGAGATATCCTAGGACAGTTTAACTTTTCCCAAGGACGGGAAAATATTGCTCTGGGCATCGAGGCCGTCCGTCAATATTATTCAAGATTAAAGAAGGGTAGTCATCGCCGCAAGAAGTTTGCCTTCGTCTTCAAGGAAAAACTCAGACCTAATTGGATGGGCGGGATGGCAAATCAAGCATCTGTTTGGATAACCCTAATCGAAGACAAATAAACCCCAAAAACACAACAAAGTGTGGTATAATATAAGAATGAAAGAGACTAAACTCGTTTGTGTGGATTTCAACAATCTCGTTTATATTGTTGTTTTCTCAAAATACCTTGTGGAGAAGTACAAAGGTATAACTACTGATAAAATGACGAAGAATAAAATGGAAGAGTTGGTCAGAGATTCCCTGAAAATGATTTTCTACAAACTCTTCAATATCCTAGAGTGGAACAAGGAATACAGAACTGACCTTCTGTTTGCCAAGGACGGTTACAGGCTTTGGCGCAGGGAAAGATTATTTCAGGAGTACAAGGCTCACCGCAAAGGAGTCAGGGACGCTTCTTCCGTAGACTTCGATGTGGTTTATAGTGTATTTGACGAAATTTGGAAGGAACTGAAGGCCGTCCTGCCGTACCGCTTCGTGACTTTGGACGGGATTGAGACGGACGATATTATCTACGAAACTATAATTTCGGAGTACGACAAGTACGACCATTTTCAGATTCACTCAGCAGATGCCGACTTCGTCCAAGTCCTGAGGAATAAGAAGGTCGAACTTTTCAACCCAAAGACCAAGGAACTTACCGAGCCTGAGGATTCTGACTTTGAATTATTCGAGAAAATCATCAGGGGAGACAAGTCGGACGGGATTCCTAATATTTATGCCGACTCCATCCAGGAGCGTCAGAAACCAATCTTCACTACTCGTATCAAAAATTGGTACGACGACAAGAACGAATTCAGGGAGTTTATCAAGAAAGAACCCAAGGAAGTTCAGAAGCGGTTTATCCGCAACAAACGGCTGATTGATATGCGGGATATCCCTGAAGATATCAAGACCCAAATTCTTGAGGCCTTAAATGGGTCTAGAACCTCTTTCGACCTGAAGAAGTACTTGGCAACTGCCAAGAAGTATTATCTTAAGGTGATGGAAGATAAGGCAGAAATTATTTTCAGAGCAGAATAAAATGACACTAGAAGAAATCAGAAAACAAGTTTTTGAGGATGCCCGTCAACAATATTCCGACCCCACCGACAGGCTCCAATCCAACGGGGAGAAGGCGTTGAAGTACGCAGAGTTCCGCTACCGCATCAGCAAACAGAGGAACAAGCAGAAGCAACTGTTAGAGCAAAAATACTCAGAACTGTATAAGGCACACAAATTTGACTCTAACCGCATCCTTAAAAACAAACAGGATGTGGATTGCTTCATCGACACGGACGAAGAGTATCAAAAGTTAAAGACCATTTTCGATGCCTTGGAGAGCGCACTAACCCTTCTCGACCAAGTGGTGTATATTTACCAACAGCGGGAAGCGTCAGAACGCCTCATTTTCAAGGCCAAGACGGGAATAGGGGACAGATAATTAAGGAGTAAAAATGAACAAAGATAATTTCGTAATTCTAGATATCGAGACGAATGTGCTGGAGAATATGCAGGTTGATAAGCATTTTCACACCATTCAAATCGGTGCAACCAAAATAACAAACGGAGACTTCAAGAACTATCACATCTTCGATGCCTTTATCAAGACGCGGTATATTGAAGAGTATCCCGAAGTCGGCAAGCCACTAACGGATTTCATCAAGAAATTGACAAAGATTACTCAGGAACAAGTGGACGGCGCAGAAACCTTTCCCGAAGTGTGGAATAAGTTCTTGGTATTCTCTGCCCCGTACTTCGAGTTCTTCGCAAGTTGGGGCAAGTACGATTGGGATGTTCTCAAGCGCAACTGTGTCTATTACGACCTTCCGTTCCCGTTCAAGTACCACGTCAACCTGAAGGATTATTACAAGGTAATTTTTAAGAACGAGGATGTCCCGATGGGAGCAGGGGTCAAGGCGGCTTGCAATTTCTTTAAAATTCCCTTCAACGAAGAGGGACAACACAACGGTCTTAAAGATGCCGAGATGATTACGGCTATTGCAGACGCTATGGTTGAGAAAGGTTTTTACACCTTTAAAAAGTCGCTATACCAAGTACAAGAAAATTTGTTAATACCAGTTCCTAATGAATTTGGCGGATACACATATAAACTCAATCCCATTCTAGTCAAGGAATGGAACAAGACTCAGAAAAGGTTGGATGAAATTAAGTACTTTATGTTCGGTGCAAACTAAAATGGAAAAAAAGTTTTGGCATCCTTCCGTCACATCCCAATTTACTG